GTTTAAATCTCCTAGGAGGTTAAACCCCTACTTTACCATACCTCCTTTACAATTCAACCCTGCGAGGTCTGAGCGTTGCGTGATTAGCATGTAGTTGCTCTTGTGCAGGGGTGCTATGCACCATCCCTTTCGCGCTTCGCGTGCGGCATCCTCACGGCAATCCCAACAGAAACCTGCAAGTGTGTGCAGGGGATCTTCTAACTCTTGACCGCAATCGCGGCAGTGCATGTATCTAGTCATAGGCGTTGCTCACTCTCCTTGCTCTTGGAACTGGTTGCTTGCACCTCATAAGAAAAAACCGAAGAACATGGCACAACCAAGGGCTATGCCGAACGCTGCTGCTACGAGCCAATCGATAAGGTTACTCATGCTTACTCCTTGGTTACATTATACCACAACGTAAGAGAAAATAGATAGGTTTGGGGGATGAATACAATGTAAGAGGTTTTAAGAGGTTTTAAGAGGTTTTGGCAGGGATGAATACAATGTAAGAGGGTAATGTAAAAGGGGCGTAAGAAAAAACCCCGTTTGTAAGAGAATCGTTATAAAAAAACTAAGTGGGTTTACGCGATTTTTGTGTGCAAAATCAAGGGTTTAAATGTTCTAATGTATGTAAGTAAAAGAAATATTATATATATATAGGAGTTGCACGATTTTTCTTGCTGTTATTTGAGTTGAAAATAACACTTGCCGAGAGGCTTGCGATCCCACGCTCCCATAATTTCCCGAAAAAAGTCTTACTTCTTACAATAGGGGGGTAAGTGCTTGATTCTAAAAAGAAAAAAGGCGTAAGAAGTTTTTTCTTACGCCTTACATTACCCTAAATTTTCTTACTGAACCCTGCTGTCGCGTAATCCGAAGGGGCGGAACCCGAAGGATCGCGCGAATTCAGGCACGCTTGCGCTCGTTGATGCGTAGCCTCGGCTAGCGTTCGATGGGTGCACACTGCGCTCCCATTGTCTTACAGTGTTAGCGGTGGGTTGATACTTGGGCATTGATCCTTTTCTTACTATGTGATTCATTGTAAACCTCACTAAGCGTTACGACGAGCGAATTCTTCGGCGGTAGCGATTGCAATCGCTTCGAGTGCTGCTATTACCTTAAGGTAAGACTTGCGCTTTGCACCATCAACTACAACCCCTTGTTTTTTGTTGTATGTCAAACCCTTGTCCTTAAGATCATTGATGCGATCCTGAAAGCGATCAATCAAGCTTTCATACGTAGCACGATTAGAAATAGTGAGCGATTCCCCAGTTAGTGCTGAGATATACTCAGCGAGCGGACGATAGTTGCCGTTGAACGTAGCCGATGCGATCCTGCACAATCCATCCATTGCCATACCATTGCGAGCGGCTGCACCAAGCTTGCCCTTCTCAGCCACAAGAGCGGCAAGGGTAAAGTGCGAAGCCTGCTCTACTACACTCAATTTCTTATCTGCAAGGGTTTTGCCCGATACCAAAACCTGAGCGGGGGCAAAATCAACGATGGGCATTTCGGCGGTATATTTCATTAGTTCCATTTTGAAAACTCCAAAGGTTAGGGATACACGGATCAACGTACTAAAATCTAATACGCTGATTGGTGTACCCTTTGCATTACTGACCTATGGGCAATCGGATATGATCCGAAAGCTTTGATCGGAAGCTTGCAAAGGGTAACCTCGCTATCATTTCCTGCTCTAGCCTGATAGCGGCATCAATGCCCGTTTCTCGCACGGCATCAGCGGATCACTAGCGGTATGCTCACACTAGTTGCCTCGCGGCTTGATCGCTCTAGATTGTTAAAGATCGCTTGTCGGTCAGTCTGCTACTTTTGCTAGTCCGCTGAAATAACCCAGTAGGCTATTTGTCGCGGTAAGCTTTCGCTTTCCTGCTAGCCCCGTAGGGCTAACCCGATACTCGCTTCGCTTTCGCTCGGCTTGGGGCAATCTTATCAAATCCGCCCCACAATTTGAGCAGAATCCGTATACTGTAATTGTGTTATCAGCAACCCCACCACGCCCCAACCCCCCCCAAACCTAGACTTGACGCACCGCCGCGCCCGTACATACTGTTCCGCACATTCCATCGCTTCATTTAAAAACACCCCCACCCCCTACAAAAATTTCCACAATTTGACCCCACCCCCTTAATATAGAAACACCCCCCGTCAGGAGTCCCAACCTCCTTTCGCTTTACAAAATTATTATTTACATATAGAGTCAGCCCATTCCAATCTCGGTGCCCCTATTCCCGTGATTAACGTAGAACCTACAAAAGATAAGCCCGTGCCATTTGACCTCTCATCCGAGGAACCTGAGCACATTAAAGAAAAGATGATCGTTGCAGGCAACGCTGCCCTGCTGCTAAATCAATTGGGGATGCCTCTAGAGATGGACCCCGATGACGCTGCCAAAGCTGAAGAGTTATTTAGACAAGCAGGCAAGCCTAATAAAAAGCAAGTAGCTAAAAAAGAGCTTATGAACGGCGGGGTTGCTGCAACTCTGCGAACAATTATTGCTAAGTATGATTCTCCAGTTTTTGGAGATGTCGTGCAGGCACGGCAGTTTATTACCGCTAAGCTTGTAGAGCTTGCGACCTGTGGTGATACTAAAATAGAAATAAAAGCCTTGGAGTTATTAGGTAAGCACAGCGATATTGGTGTGTTTACCGAGCGTAGCGAGATAACCATCACCCACAAAAATTCTGCTGACTTAGAAGCAGAGATTAAAGAACGTATTAAACGCTTATTAGTAGGTGGTGCTACTGACGTAGATATAATCCCGACAAAAAGTTTGGATGACGAATTAGGGATAGCTAAACCCAACCCGCTAAAAGAGTTGGACCCTGAGCTTTCAACCGAACCGCTTGATGATTAATTCACAATCCCCACAAGATAATGCAAGCTTATCTGCGTTATTAAAAAACATTTCGGGGTTGCCTGAAAGTGAGTTGCGCGATTTAAATCTGCGGTTACAAAAACTTGAGAAATTAAAATCCCAGGAAGTATGTAAAGAGAGGTTTATTAAGTTTGTAAAACGAGTCTGGCCTACATTTGTGGATGGTAGACATCATGTGCGAATGGCTGCGGCTTTTGAAAGAGTCGCTAGGGGGGAAATTAAACGCCTTATTATTAATATGCCTCCTCGTCATACTAAGTCTGAATTTGCTTCTTACCTTTTACCTGCTTGGTTCTTGGGAAAGTTCCCTAATAAAAAAGTAATCCAGACGGCGCATACTGCGGAGTTATCAGTTGGGTTTGGCAGGAAGGTGCGAAACCTTGTCGATCAGGATGTTTATAAAGACATTTTTCCCGGTGTAGGGCTGCAAGCGGACTCAAAAGCTGCTGGTCGATGGAATACAAACAAGGGTGGTGAGTATTTTGCTATTGGTGTGGGTGGTGCGGTGACGGGTAAGGGTGCGGATCTGCTAATTATTGACGACCCACATTCAGAACAAGAGGCTGCACTGGCTGCAACCAACCCAGAAATCTACGACAAAGTGTACGAGTGGTACACATCAGGCCCAAGACAGCGTCTGCAACCGGGGGGATCGATTGTTATTGTGATGACTCGGTGGGGTTTGAGGGATTTAACGGGTCAAGTTGTTAAAAATTCGCTGCAAAGAGGGGGTGATGAGTGGGAAGTGATCGAATTTCCTGCTATTTTGCCCTCTGGGAACCCACTTTGGCCTGAATTTTGGTCGTTAGACGAGCTTTCTGCACTAAAAGAGGAGCTTCCTAACTCAAAATGGCAGGCTCAGTACCAGCAACAGCCGACTTCTGAAGAAGGTGCCATCGTTAAGCGCGAATGGTGGAAGGTATGGGAAAAAGATGAGCCTCCAAGATGTGATTTTATTATTCAATCGTGGGACACGGCGTATGAAACGACTAATCGTTCGGACTTTTCTGCGTGTACGACGTGGGGTGTCTGGACAACTGAGGAAGGTGAGACCAACATCATCCTCTTAGATGCGTGGAAAGCAAGGCTTGAGTTCTATGAGCTGAAAAAAAAGGTATTAGAACTGCACAAAGAGTACGAGCCTGATGCGCTGATTGTGGAAAAGAAGGTATCAGGTATCTCTCTTTACCAAGAGTTACGTCGGATGGGTGTGCCGGTAGCAGAGTTCACCCCCAGCAAAGGCAACGACAAGATAACTCGACTTAATTCGGTGTCTGACATCATTCAGTCGGGGCGGGTATGGGTGCCAAACACTCGATGGGCAGAAGAATTAATCGATGAGATTGCAGCTTTCCCCGCAGGCGAGCATGATGACTATGTGGATGCAACTACGCTAGCATTAGCAAGGTTTAGGAATGGCGGTTTCTTACGCCTTCCAACAGATGAACCTGATGAGTTGCAATATTTCCGTGGTTTTCGTGGCGCTAAGCGCGGCTATTACTTAAGTTAGGACAGATCATGGCTATTGATAAAGCACTATATGGGATGCCCGAAGGAATTGATTCCCTCGCCCTTGAAGAAGCCCCTATTGAAATTGAGATCGAAGACCCTGAATCCGTAAAGATTGGTATGGGTGGGGTGGAGATTGAGATTGAACCGGGAGATGAGGGTGAGGAGGAAGCGTTTGATTCCAATCTAGCCGAGCACATGAGTGAAGCTGAACTGCAAAAGATTGCAGGCGATATTATGGAATTGGTTGAGGCTGATATTAGCAGCCGTAAGGATTGGGTCGATACTTACGTCAAAGGACTTGATGTTCTGGGGTTACGGTATGACGATGTAACTGAGCCTTGGGATGGCGCATGTGGGGTGTTCTCCACACTACTTACAGAATCAGCGATTCGCTTTCAAAGCGAATCAATTATGGAAACATTTCCCGCTGCTGGCCCTGTAAAAACACAAATCATTGGTCAGTTTACCCCCAAAATCGAAGAAGCAAGTAAGCGTGTGAAGGCTGATATGAATTATCAGCTAACTGACAAAATGCCTGAGTACAGGTCAGAGCATGAACGTGCGCTGTGGGGTGTGGCGTTATCAGGTTCGTCATTTAAGAAGGTCTATTATGACCCGTCGTTAGAGCGTCAGGTTTCTTTTTACATTCCGTCTGAAGATGTCATCCTTCCTTATGGCGTAACAAACATTAGACGTACAGATCGCCTTACGCACATCATGCGTAAGACAAAGAATGACATTAAGAGGTTACAGGTAACAGGCTTTTATCGGGAAGTAGATCTTGGCGAGCCTTACGCTAATCAGACAGATATTGAAGAAGCCAAGGCTAAAAAAGAAGGTCAAGAGCCTATTAAAGATGAGCGGTATCAGATATGCGAGGTGCATATTGAGTATGACTTGCCGGGGTACGAGGAAGAACTGCCACTGCCCTACGTCATCACTATCGATAAAAACACCAACAAAGTCCTAGCTATACGGCGTAACTATAGAGAAGATGATCCTCAGAAACGTGCGCGTCAGCACTTTGTACACTACATGTATATCCCTGGGTTTGGTGCTTATGGCTTTGGGTTGATTCATATTATCGGTGGCTACGCCACGGCAGGCACTATGCTGATTCGTCAGCTTGTGGATGCGGGTTCGCTATCTAATCTTCCCGGTGGGTTGAAGGCTCGTGGTCTGCGGATCAAAGGTGATGACACGCCGATTGCTCCGGGTGAATGGCGAGATGTGGATGTGCCGGGGGGTGCGATCAGAGACAACATCCTGCCGCTACCTTATAAAGAACCCAGTCAGGTTCTCCTCGCCTTACTTAATCAAATTACCGAAGAAGCGCGAAGGCTCAGTGGTATGGCTGATATGAAGATCAGCGATATGTCGAGTCAGGCTCCGGTGGGTACGACGCTGGCACTGCTTGAGCGGCAGTTAAAAACAATGGGTGCTGTGCAGGCTCGCATCCATGCAGCGATGAAAGAAGAGTTCAAGCTGTTAAAAGAAATTATCAGGGAGTACACCTCACCTGATTACAGCTACGTACCACAAGATGGCACACCGCAGGTTAAGGCTGAGGACTACGACGTAGTGGAAGTCATTCCCGTGTCAGACCCTAATGCTTCGACGATGGCTCAGCGGGTTGTGCAGTATCAAGCTGCCTTACAGTTGGCTCAAGGTGCCCCTCAGTTATATGACTTACCTCGGTTGCACAGACAGATGCTCGATGTGCTGGGTATCCCTAACGCAGACAAACTTGTACCGTTGCCTGATGACCAGAAGCCTAAAGACCCTGTGACTGAGAATATGAATGGGTTGAAGGGCGTACCACTTAAAGCGTTTATTTATCAGGATCATCAAGCGCATATCACAACACATATGTCGTTCTTGCAAGATCCAAAGATTGCTCAAATGATTGGGCAAAACCCCATAGGCCAGCAGTTGCAAGCTTCAATGATGGCACACGTTGCTGAGCATTTAGGGTTCCAGTACCGCCAAGAAGTAGAACAACGTATCGGTGCTCCGCTGCCCGGACCTGAGCAAGAAGTGTCTGAACAGGATGAGTTGGCTATGGCTAGGTACGTAGCAGAAGCAGCCCAGCAAGTTCTACAGATCCATCAATCTCAAGCTGCACAGCAGCAGGCTCAGCAAGTTGCTCAAGATCCGTTGGTTCAAATGCAGCAACAAGAACTCCAGATCAAAGGTATGGAACAACAACGCAAGGCTGCTAAAGATCAAGCTGATGTGGCGCTGGCTCAGGCTCGACTACAAAATGAGCAGCAGCGGATCGCTCTTGAGGCTCAGAAAGAAAGTGTTCGGCTACAAAGTCAGGATAAGCGGGATGACAAGAAACTACAGGCTGACATCCTTAAATCTGTAATGAAACGGAGCGGTTAATGACGTATGAGAAACAAATGCTAGATCATTTATTTAACAAACTCAAAGAGCGAGAGCGGGAAGTAAGTGACGCAATGGCTGAAGGAAGTTGTAAAGATTTTGCTGAATATCGAAATTTGTGCGGCGTAATCCAAGGTCTGCGCCGTGCAAGGATGGAAGTACAAGACCTTGTGCAACGTTATGAGGAATTTGAAAATGACTGAAGTAGCAGAAGCAATAATCGATGATGTTCAGCAAAAAGCCAAGCAGTTGCCAATTGTTAAGGGGTATAAGATTCTTTGTACTTTGCCTAACATTGAAAACAAGTTTGATAGCGGGATTATTAAAGCAGATGCGACGGTTAAATACGAAGAGCTGCTTAGTAATGTGTTGTTTGTCGTATCACTAGGTGATATGGCATATGCCGACGTAAATCGATTCCCTACAGGGCCGTGGTGTAAACCAGGGGATTTCATTATTACCCGTGCCAACACCGGCACTCGCATCAAGATTCACGACCGCGAGTTTCGGATTATTAACGATGATTCTGTCGAAGCGGTGGTCGAAGACCCCCGTGGTATCCAACGTGCATGAGGTGACATATGGATAAAGTCGAATACAAATTCCCTGATGAACAGGACTCTAAACAAGAGGCCAAAGGTAAAGATGATGTTGATTTTGAAATTGAAGTAGTTGATGACACGCCTAAGCAAGATCAAAATCGTAAACCCCTTGACGAACCTGTTAATGAAGTAACTGACGACGAGCTTTCTAAATACGACGAAGGTGTACAAAAGCGTATCAAGAAACTGTCGCATGGTTACCACGATGAGCGTCGGGCAAAAGAAGCTGCTCTGCGTGAGCGTGAAGAGGCTTTGAAGTTTGCTCAGCAAATCGTCGAAGAAAACAAAAAGCTAAAAGCAAATCTGGGTAAAAACACAGAATTGCTAGTAGATAATGCCAAACATTCAGCCGAACTTGAGCTTACTCAGGCGCGTAAGAAGTATAAAGATGCTTACGATGCGGGTGATGCGGATCAGATTGTTGCTGCTCAAGAAGAACTTACAGCCGCTAAATTAAAAGCTGAGCGTTTAGCTAATATAAGGCCGACCTCTTTACAAGAGCCTGAAAATCCTGTAAATATTCCGACATTCGCCCCAGAGCCCCAAGTTGATTCCAAAGCGCTTGCATGGCAACGCCAAAATCAGTGGTTTGGAAGAGATGAGGAAATGACCAGCTTTGCTTTGGGGTTGCACGAAAAATTGGTCAAAAATGGCGTTGATCCGACTTCGGATGAGTATTACGAACGACTCAACGGCAGATTAAAACAGGTGTTCCCCGAAAACTTTTCTGATGGTGTAGAAAAGCAAGAGGAAAAACCAAAACGGACGAGCAGTAATGTTGTAGCCCCAGCATCTCGCAGCGTTGCCCCCAAAAAAATCACGTTGACACAGACGCAGGTTGCACTAGCTAAGAAGTTAAAGATCCCTCTTGATTTATATGCCCGAAAAGTGGCGGAAGGTATGACAAATGGCTGATTCAAAAACAGTTGAAAATCGCGTAAACCGTGAACTAGATACCCGTGCAAAAGAGGAGCGTCCTCGCGCTTGGGCACCCCCCACGCTGCTGCCTGACCCAACTCCTGAACCCGGATATGGTTATCGCTGGATTCGCGTTAGTACGATGGGTCAAGCTGATCCTCGTAATGTGTCATCCAAATTGCGCGAAGGATGGGAACCTGTACGTGCAGCAGATCACCCCGAAATTTCGATGTATCTTGATAACGACAACGAGCGTTATAAGGACAACATTGTTGTTGGTGGGTTAATGCTGTGTAAGACGCCAATAGAAATGGCAAAGCAACGGGATGCGTTTTATAACGCGCAAGCCGAAGCTCAAATGCGTTCTGTTGACAATAACTTCATGCGCGAAAGCGACCCACGGATGCCTCTGTTTTCAGAGCGCAAATCTACGGTAACTTTTGGGCGTGGTAATCAATAATCTTAGGAGTAATCCAAATGGCTTATCCGACTATCGATGCCCCTTACGGGCTGAAGCCGATAAACCTATTGGGAGGCCAAGTATTTGCGGGGTCTACTCGCATGTATCCTATCCAATATGGTTACAGCACCAATATTTTTTATGGTGATTTTGTAAAGATTGCGCCCTATGCTAGTAACTCCGCTCCTGGCGGAACGATTGTTCGTGCGGCTGTATCAACTGGCACGACAAACAACCAAGTTACTGGTATTTTCTTGGGCTGTTCGTATACAGATCCTTCTACTAAGCAAAAGCGTTTCAATCAATATTGGCCTGCTAGCACTCTTGCTGGCGATGCAGTTGCTTATGTTGTTGACGATCCTGATACGATTTTCCGTGTTGCTGTTTGCTCTGCAACGACTGTAATGGCTTCCGGTGCAGTTGGTATGATTAATACTAACTTGTCGATGATTGATAACACCGGTAATGTCAATACAGGTAATTCTGCCAACGCAGTATTGGCTCCAACCGCTACGCCTGTTACTACGATCCTTCCGGTTCGTTGCGTTGGGGTTGTTCCTGATACGGCAATTTCGTACAGTGCTACGGCTACTTCGGCTTCCAGCACGACCACAATTAACGCTGTGGCCCCCGCTGCGCTGCCTATTGGCACTAGCATTTCGTATATTGCGGCAAACGGTCAGGTTATTGAGACAGGTATGTTCTTAACCGCAGCAGCTTCGGCTGGCGCGGCTACACAGACCATGAATCAGCAGCCTGTTATTCTTGGCGCTAACGCCAACATCCCCTCTGGCGCTACTATTGTTTACACGATTTACCCTGAGATTCTTGTCAAGGTTAATCTGTTTATACATAGTTATACCAGCTCGACCGCAGTCTAAGGAGTAATTTAAAATGGCTATTTCACGCGCACAACTGTTGAAAGAGCTGCTCCCTGGGCTGAACGCATTGTTCGGTCTTGAGTATGCTCGTTATGGCGAAGAACACAAAGAGATCTACGAAACCGAGACCTCTGAGCGTTCTTTTGAAGAGGAAACCAAGTTGTCTGGCTTTAGTGCCGCCCCGGTAAAACCCGAAGGTCAAGCTATTGCTTATGACAACGCGCAGGAAGCATGGACTGCACGGTATAACCACGAAACCATTGCACTTGGGTTCTCGATCACTGAAGAAGCGATTGAGGATAATCTGTACGACAGCTTGTCTGCTCGTTACACCAAGTCGCTGGCTCGTGCTATGAGCTATACCAAGCAGGTAAAAGCTGCTGCGGTTTTGAACAACGGCTTTAGTTCGGCAGTTACTTATGGTGACGGTCAGGCTTTGTTCTCTACAGCACATCCGTTGGTTTCCGGTGGCGTTAACAGCAATCGTCCTTCAACCGGCTCTGATTTGAACGAAACTTCGTTGGAAAACGCAGTTATTCAGATTGCAGCTTGGACGGATGAACGTGGTCTGTTGATTGCAGCTAAGCCACGCAAGCTTGTTATTCCCCCTGCTTTGATGTTTGTTGCAACTCGTCTGCTGGAGACTGAACTCCGTGTCGGCACGAATAACAACGACATTAACGCTATTAAGAACAACGGGGCAATTCCAGAGGGTTATACGGTCAATCACTTCTTGACCGACACTAACGCTTGGTTCCTGACTACCGATGTTCCTAACGGCCTGAAGCACTTTGTTCGTACGCCTCTCCAGAATTCAATGGACGGCGATTTTGATACGGGCAACGTTCGCTACAAGGCTCGTGAGCGTTACAGCTTCGGGGTGTCTGATCCCTTGGGTATCTTTGGATCTCCGGGTTCGACCTAAGCAAAAGGGGGTTGCAAAACCCCCTTTTTTATTTATACTGTAGTTATCTGGGTGAATACCTTTAGCGACTGCCCCAGCAGACGATGCAACGACGCTAAAGGGACTTTTGCATAAGGAATTATCATGGGACGTTCTACGTTTGAAGGCCCAGTTTTAGCTGGTACTAATCGCTTCACACCTTTTCGTAATGTCGGGTCTGTTGAGCTGACTCAAGAAGTTGCACTGGTGTTAACCAATACCACCGCTAATACAGCAAACTACGGTGGCAGCTCTGGGCAATTTGTTACTGCTAATCAGCTTTACCCCAACACAAACGCTACGGTTTATACACCGTCAGCTTCTGCCACTACGCTGACTGCAACCTCAATCCCCGCAGATAGCGCCACTCAAATTTATCGTGGTGCAGTAATGTATCTGCCAGCAGGTTCCAGCGTTACTGATTTTCTTCTTGATGTTGGTGTGGTTCCTACAGTGACTGCTGGCACTATCAGCACAATTACTGTTTATGTGTCGAATGACTACACGGCACAGGGAGGTACACCCACCTATGCAGCAAC